GCCTGGAAAAGTTGACATTATATCTCCTTAATAAGATAAGACGTTTTGGTCTAAGACACCATAATCTATGTTGCCTATTATAAACCCATCTATGACAGGTTCTAGCGTTGTAAACACCGTTTTAAAGCTATTAGGTGTGATGGTGTTGGCTACGCCAAATATCTGCAAGGTTTTCTCCAGCTTAGACCCACCAGGCTGGGTAGTAATCACAGTAATAGGGTCAAAGAAATCTAGGTTCAAGGCTGCAATTATGCCTGAATTGTAGTTAGGGGTGTATAGGTCTAGCTCGATGGCATCGCATCGGATAGTGGTCTCAGCACGGCTGGCGACATAAGCCCTGGCATAATCTAGGGCTACAGCATCGGTCTGCATTAGCAGGTCTTGCAGGTTATAACTATGGATAAAATACTTGTCAATAGATGGTTGGTTAATAGCTGTCTGTGCTGACCCACCTGATCTGCTGATCTGGGCTGAATTGAATATAAGCGTGTCGTCTAGTTTCCATACTGCATTGGCGTATGTGATGCCTGTGCCATCATCAGCAAAGAGTGTGGGTGTATTACCTATTGAGGCGGTAGCAGTAAGCCTGTCTTTAAATACAAACTCGCCATTACTGTCAACATACACAGCTCCATATTCTGAATTGGCGACAGTCTCCATAGCGCTTAAAGATGTGCGTGCTGTGCCTGGATCAGCCTGTAAAGTGGTTTGACCTGCATCTATTAAACGCATTGATGATGGCCAAGCGATCTCATCTAATATCTGGTTAATACGTGTGCCTGATAGATCACCAGCAGTAGCGCCTGTGACTGTGCTTATTTGTGCATTTTGTGCAAGCCTCATAGCATCTACAGCTGTGATAGTTGTATAGGCAACCTCTGTGGCATCTTTAGGTTGCTGGTTAACATAAGATGTAATAAAACCTGAGAATATAGGATAGGTAGTACCACTATATGTAGCGGTTATTTGAACTTTCTTCATAGGCGTTAGTAACCCAAAGTAAGGCCCAGTTGGATTGGTAGGATTAAAGTCGCCATTTTGATCTACGATGCGTAAAGTTAATTGGCCTGTAATAAATCTATCTGCCGTAGGGTTACGACCTATTTTAGTCTGAATATAATTGATTCGATCAGATACATCGACAATTACGGCTGCGCCATCGGCTAATACGTTAGTGCCCAATATGCCTGAATCGATTAGGAATGCCTGAGCGAATGCTGGTCCAGTGCTAAAGTTAATTACTGCATTTATGACAGGCACAGTCATTATTGAATAAACCCTGCTGGCGCTAGATCTCCATTTTGCTTATAGATCTTTAATAATAAATCTTGCATTGTTATTTCAAATTCTTGTAGAGAGGTTAGGCTGCCTTCTACGTTTACGTTAATTACAGGGGCAGCGGTGGTTGTCGGCACACCCGATGGCATAGCACTTGATGGTATGTAAGTATCGCCTCTGTCGAATGTAGCAGCGCCAGCCTGTATTCTTTCTAATAGACTTGGTAAGCTAGTTTTTAAAGAATCTAAAGTAGTGTCAACGCTTTTTAAAACTATGGCAGTATCTGCTGGGTTAGGCGCTGTAACAGTTGTGCCAGCTGCTATTTGTTTATTTTGCAAAGCTGCTAAGTCGTTAAGATATTTTGTTATATCAGCCTTGCTAGAATTTAAAGACAATACAGCCCCACCAAATGCTAAGGCTAAATCAGTAGCACTTTTAGCTGCGCTTAATTCTGCACTGTATTTTTTAGCCAAGGCCTCATTATTGTCTAGGATGGCTAACTTAGCTTGTATGCGTAATTTAGTCTCAGCATCGGTAGCCTCGCCTAACGCCTTCATTAGGGCTATGCGTTCAACGTTAAACTTTTCTTCTAGTTTATCTACCTCAGACTTAGCCTTCATCTTGTTGATTTCGTCTTGGCGTAATTTGTTAGAAGTCTTTAGCCTAGTAATTTCTTTAACACGCTCTATATCTTTAGTGGCGCTAGAGCCTAGTGAATAAGTAAAGTTGGATGTAGGTTTTGTTCTTTCTGTTTCTCCAAGTTGTTTTAAAATTGTTGCTAGAGGGCCATACAACATTTTTATTGATATGTCTTTTAATCCTAAAGATTCTAGCAATCCTGTAAATTTACTTATTAACAAACCTATGCCCACAGTTATATCAGCAATATCTGTTGCTAATTCTGTCATAGCGTTGCTTACATTTTCAATATTTTTGTCTTTGCCTAATAATGCCAAAGAATCTAACAAGCCTTTGCCAATAATTTCACTTGCATCCGCAGCTGCAACTTTAAGTAAATCCATTTTGCCAGCATAAGTATCTAACCTAGCTGCCGCTTGCCCTGCAAATTTTTGATTTAACTCAGCAAGGATATCTTCCATCTTGCCAGCCTTTAAAGTGGCCTTACTAATGCCTGCGCCTAACCTGCTTAATCCTGTGGTGTTGCCTGAGTATCCACGTGTTAATGCAGCGCTTACCTCGGTTACAGACTTACCAGTAGCGGCGCTAATGTTGAGAGCTGTATTTAATGCCTCTTGGCTTTTAGATACAGAGCCAGTAACTGTTAATAATTGCTGGAATGCTGGGCGTAATTGGTCATCTAGTACGCCTGTGGTGCGCTGTAAATTGGCTATGTAATTTTCTACTTCGGGTGCTGCAAACGCAAACCCTGTATTACGTAATTGTATTTCTAAGGCCTTGGCAGCCTTCTCATCTTCTGCAAACGCTTGCACAGCCTTCTTGCTGTAGTTAAGTAATGCGGTTGCGCTAAATACGCCAGCAAAGACTTTGCCAAAGTTCTTAACTTGTTTTTCGAATGCCGATACTTCTTTCTTGCCTTTTTTTAATCCTTTGTTGTCAAAGGTGCTGACTGCGCTAACAATTAAATTAGCCACTATGCTGCCTTACGTAATTCTGTTTTTTTATTAAAGTCTGTTGCCACTGTATTTATTGCAGAAACCACAGCAGGGATAACCTTATTAGATTTCTCAAACCACGCTCTGTAAATTAATCGACCTCGCTGCTTGCCTTCGCCTTTCATCTGGCTGATTGATTCAGCAGATTCTATAAACTGAATGCCAGCATTAGGGTTAAGACTTTCAGAGTCAGATGAGCCTCTGCGGTTTTTACGGCCAGCAGTTTCAAAGATAGCGCCAGGTGCAGATATATTGGCTACATAAAATGCAGCAGCAAAACCACTGCGATTGCGCCTATTTGTGCCAGCATTGTATTTAATTAGAGATCTTGCTAAAGAATAATCGTATGCTGGAAATGCTCTAAATTTAATTGTTTCAGCTGAGGCAGTGCCCTTACCCCAGCCGCTTAATACCTCATTTTGGCGTGGTAAATAACCACGTGCTGTATCTCGGACAGTAAGCATCGCTGTCTTAATATCTTTAGCCATTTGCTTATTAAGCTCTGGCTCTACTTCTCTCATAGCCTTTTGGAGTTGTTTAACGCCGTTTACCACGACTGGCATTTCGGATCTCCTTAGCTCTGTCGGTTAGGACTTGTATGATTGCGGCATACATTTCGCTATCCATATCAATAAACTCTCTAGGCGGTATCCCAGTCTCTACGCTCAGCTGTGCGATGCTGTAAAGGATTGAAGACCGCTCGGTTATTTTTTTTCTTCGTCTAACACCTCAACAGTATCTAAACTGTCAATAAACTCATCAAAGGATAGAGATACCTGAGCGCCAGCCCTGCGTAAACATTCCCAAGCTAACCAGAATATATCTGACTGCTTCTCATCTTCACGCAAGGCTTTGCTAATTCCCATACCTCGTTTTAACTCAAAAGCGTACTCGACACCTGGTGTTATCTTGTGCTCTGATACTTCACCATTAGCCCTTGTTATCTTTAGCTTTGCCATTATTACTCCTTAGTTAGAATGCCACCGATGGTGACACTGTTATTGCGGAGTTTACTGTAAAGGACAGACTTGATGTTGCAACCTCAGCCACGCCGCCTTGACCGATTGGAGTCAAGTTATTTACCAAGATAGAGAATTGGTAAGTAGGGTTTGTAGCTGCTACAGCAGTGCCTTTAACAGTGATTACTGATACTGATAAAGTCTTGCCAAAGGCTGCGCTAAGTGTCTCGTTTACCTGACCAGCTGCCCAGTCATTGATAAAGTCGATAGTGAATGTGCCTGATTGTAGGCCAGCAACAAACTTATGAGCTGTGTCGCCCATAGCGGTTACTTCTAACTCATCTACGATCTGGTTAATTACAGCATTAGTCACGTATGAGCTAATGTCGATTGAAGGTACAGTTGGTGCAGCATTAGTAGCCAACTTAACACCAACGTTATTATTTAAGTATATTGCCATTGTTATTCCTCGTCTTTCTTAGTTTGTGCAGTTGGTTTTGGTGCTTCTTTAATTTGGCCTGTCTTTTTCAAGAAGGCTAAGTCTTCTTCGTGTGTGCTCATTTTAACTCCAGCTCGTTAGGATTGATACAGTTATTTCTGATGTTAATAAATCTCCACTAGCTGCATTGGTTATAGCTGGAGCGGAGACACTTGATATGTTGTAAACCAGGGTAGATGCCGCTAGTTTAGTTACTACTGCTACGATAAAATTCTCTATACCTAGTAAATTACCTTGATTGTCAAATGCAGGTGTAGTTATTAAAATCTTAAAATTAGCCAGGGGTGCGATGGCTGTCTGGCTATTATTGTTAGGCGTAATGTAAGGATCGCCGGGAGTGACCACCACGCTGTTTGCGAGCAAGGTTGCAGGTGGAAATGCAAAGGTAGACCAGACTCCATTGTTTGTTAAAGCTGTGGCTAGCGTGCCACGTAGTGTGGTAATCGCTGCCATTAGCCCACCAGTGATGCAGGTGCTGAATACGGCTGGATGAGACCACGTACTCGGTTAATCAGCTGATAACCCATCCGATAAGGGCTGGCACTGATCCCATCCATACCTACCCCACCAGTCTGGCTAACTTGTCTAGCCTGCCAGAT